ATGACCGAAAAGGAACTGGAGCAGCTGATCAACATGATCCGCATCCAGTGCACGCGCGACGAAATCTGCGACATCCTGAACATGAGCGACACCACCTTGAACCGACGGATCAAGGAGCAGGGCATCGAAGGTGTGGATAACTTTGAAGCCCTGTATAAAAAACACCAGGGCGAAGGGAAGGCCTCGCTGCGCCGCGCACAGTGGAAGGCGGCCCAGGACGGTAACCCGACGATGCTCGTTTGGCTTGGCAAGCAGATGCTCGGCCAGAAGGACAAGCAGGAACTTTCCGGCCCGGACGGCGGCGCGATCCCGGTCGAGATCAAGCGCACGATCGTTGACCCGAAGGCATGAAGCTGAACATCCAGACACCGCGCTGGGCAACCCCGATCCTCGAGCGCGAAAACGCCCGCTACATCGGAGCCTACGGTGGGCGTGGTTCTGGCAAGTCGTGGTTCTTCGCCGAGTGGATCGTCGAGCGCTGCGTGATGAAGCGCACGGACGTGGTCTGCGTGCGCGAAGTGCAGAAGTCGCTCTTGAGCGCGAGAACGCTCGCTACATCGGGGCGTTTGGAGGACGCGGATCTGGAAAATCGTGGTTCTTCGCTGAGTGGATCGTCGAACGCTGCGTGATGCAAAAGAACGACGTGGTCTGCGTGCGCGAAGTGCAGAAGTCGCTCAAGCAGTCGGTCAAGAAGCTGATCGAAAACAAGATCGAGGAATTGGGCGTCGGGCATCTGTTCGACATTCAGACGGCCGAGATCAAATGCCCGCACGGCGGCGTGATCATCTTCCAGGGCATGCAGAACCACACGGCGGACAGCATCAAGTCGCTCGAAGGCTTCGACATTGCCTGGGTGGAGGAAGCGCAGTCGATCAGCCAGTTCTCGCTGGACCTTCTGCGCCCGACGATCCGAAAGCCTGGCTCGCAGCTGGTGTTCTCGTGGAACCCGCGCTTTGAGGACGATCCGATCGAGGTTCTTTTGCGTGGTGAAAATGCGCCCCCTGACAGTGTGATCGTCGAGGTGAACTATTCCGACAACCCGTGGTTCCCTGAGGTGCTGCGCGAGGAAATGGAATACGACAAGCGCCGCGACCCGGACAAATACCTGCACGTCTGGAAGGGCGAACACGTCCGCAACAGCGAAACCCGCGTTTTCAAGAACTGGACGATCGACGAGTTTGAGGCTCCGGCAGATGCAATCCATCGCCTGGGCGCGGACTGGGGCTTTGCCACCGACCCGACGGTCGGCATTCGCTGCCACATTGCCGGTCGCAAGCTGTTCATCGATTACGAGGCCTATCAGGTTGGCTGCGAGATCGTGGACACGCCTTCGCTGTTCATGAGCATCCCGGAGGCGGAACGCTGGCCGATGGTGGCCGACAGCGCGCGCCCGGAAACGATCAGCCACATGCGAAAGAACGGCTTCCCTAAAATCCAGCCAGCGGTCAAAGGCCCGAAGTCTGTCGAGGAGGGCATCGAGTGGCTCAAGTCGTTCGACATCATCGTTCACCCGCGCTGCAAGCACACGATCGACGAACTGACGCTCTACAGCTACAAGACCGATAAAGACACCGGGAAGGTGCTGCCGGTCCTCGAGGACAAGCACAACCACGTTATCGACGCGATCCGCTATGCCTGCGAGGGCGCTCGGCGGGCGAATAATTCGAAGCCAAAAACCGCGCGTCCGGTCGCCAGCATCATGCCGATTGCTCGGTGATTGTTTTCCGCGCAAATTCAGTTTATAATTCCGGAGACTTTTCTTTGCGAGGCTGAGACGTGGCACGATTGACCAAAGAGCAACGGCTGGCGAACGTCCACCAGGACGCGCTGATCGAATTTGATAGCATCCAATCGGCCATGCGCGACGAGCGCCTGCAGTGCCTTGAAGACCGCCGCTTCTACTCCATTGCCGGTGCGCAATGGGAGGGCGCTCTTGCCGAGCAGTTCGAGAACAAGCCCAAGTTCGAGGTGAACAAGGTCCACCTTTCGGTCATGCGGATCATCAACGAGTATCGCAACAACCGCATCACTGTGGACTTCATCAGCAAAGAAGGCGACGAGGACGACAAGCTGGCCGATGCTTGCGACGGGCTTTACCGCGCGGACGAAGAGGACAGCGTGGCCGACGAGGCCTACGACAACGCCTTCGAGGAAGCGGTGGGCGGTGGCATCGGTGCTTGGCGTCTGCGGACCGTCTACGAGGACGAATACGACGACGAGGACGACCGGCAGCGCATCCGCATCGAGCCGATCTACGACGCCGACAGCACCGTGTTCTTCGACCTGAACGCCAAGCGCCAGGACAAGAGCGACGCCCGCTCCTGCTACGTCCTCACCGCCATGACCTTCGAGGCCTACAAGGAGCATTGGGACGACGACCCCGCATCTTGGCCGCATGAAATATCTGCGCAGGAGTTCGACTGGGCAACGCCCGACACGGTCTATGTGGCCGAGGTCTACAAGGTCGAGGAGCGCACGGAGGTGGTTCGCATCTTCCAAACCATTGACGGCGATGAAGAGCGCTACAGCCAAGCGGACTTTGAGGACGACGAAACGCTTGAGGAAACCCTTGCGGCCATTGGCACGGTTGAGGTCCGTCAGAAGCGCGTCAAGCGCCGGAAAATCCGCAAATACCTCATGTCCGGCGGCGGCGTCCTTGAGGACTATGGCTACATCGCAGGCACAGAAATCCCTATCGTCTTGGTCTACGGCAAGCGGTGGTTCGTGGACAACATCGAGCGGTGCATGGGGCATGTGCGCTTGGCCAAGGACGCCCAGCGCCTGAAGAACATGCAGCTGTCCAAGCTGGGCGAGATCAGCGCTCTGACGCCGATTGAGAAGCCGATCTTCCTTCCAGAGCAGGTGGCCGGCCACGAGATGATGTGGGCCGAGGACAATCTCAAGAACTATCCCTACCTGCTGGTGAACCCAGTCCAGGACGCGAACGGCAATGAACTGGCGTCTGGACCGATCGGCTATACCAAGCCGCCGCAAATACCGCAGGCGATGGCTACCCTCCTACAGATCACCGAGCAGGACATGCAGGACATTCTCGGCAAGCAGGAAGCCGGCGAAGAGATCATGCCGAACGTCAGCGGCAAGGCAATCGAACTCATCCAGTCGCGCCTCGACATGCAGTCGTTCATCTACATGAGCAACATGTCTAAGGCCGTGAAGCGCAGCGGCGAAATCTGGCTTTCGATGGCAAAGGAAATCCTCGTCGAGCCCGGCCGCAAGATGAAGGCCGTCGGCACGCAGGGCGAACTGTCCTCTGTCGAACTCGGCCGCCCGATGCTGAACGAAGAAACCGGCGAAGTAGATTACGAAAACGACATGTCGAGAGCGAAGTTCGACGTGGCTGTTGACGTTGGTCCGTCCTCGTCCTCGAAGCGATCGGCAACGGTCCGTGCGCTGATGGGCATGATCCAGATCAGCCAAGACCCGGAAACCCGCATGGTTCTGACCTCGATGGCGATGATGAACATGGAGGGCGAAGGCATCTGGGAGGTGCGCGACTTCTTCCGCAAGCGCCTGGTGCAGATGGGCGTCATCAAGCCGACAGAGCAAGAAGCCGCAGATATGGCCGAAGCGATGCAGAACCAACAACCTGATCCGCAGTCTCTTTATCTGCAGGCCGAAGCAACGAAGGCGCAGGCTCAGGCAGTCAAGGCTCAAGCCGACACGGAATACACAATGGCGCGCGCCGAAGAAACTCGCGCCAAGACGATCGAGACGCTGGCATCGGTCGAAAATGATCAACGCGAGAGCGCGGTGAAAACCGCGAAGAACCTGCAAGACATTGTGCAGGGCGCGCAAGGGATGCGGCAACCACCCAGCCGCACATAACATGGGTGAGAAAATCACGAGGGTCTTATGAACTTAAAGGCAGAAGAAATCGACGAAGAAGCCATCACGGACGCTTTCGAGGCAGAGGAGCCGGAAGCTGAACTTGAGGACGAGGCCGAAGAGGTCTCCGAAGACGAGGACAGCGACACCGAGGCCGAAACCGAAGAGGCAGCCGAGGACGATGATTTCGTCGCCGTGACCATTGGGGAGGAAGCGCCGCCCCCCGAAGAAGATGAGAACGAACGTGCGCCTGAATGGGTGCGCGATCTTCGCAAGCAGTATCGCGAGGAAAAGCGTCGGAACAAGGAACTGCAAGAGCAGCTGGCAGCAACCACGGGCGCGACCAAGGTCGCAGAACTCGGGAAGAAGCCAACGCTTGAGGCGGCCGATTACGACACCGAGCGATATGAGAAGGAACTTTCTGCGTGGTATGACCGGAAGCGCAAGCACGACGAGGCAGAAGCTGCACGACAGGCCGAGGCGGAGACCGCCGAACGGGAGTGGAAGCAGAAGCTGAGAGTGGAAGCAGAAGCTGGAAGGCTATCAGTCGGCGAAAGCTACACTGAAAGTTCGTGACTATGACGATGCCGAGGAGGTTGTCCAAGACGCCTTCACCGTCACGCAACAGGGCATGATCCTGCAAGGGGCAGAAAACCCCGCGCTGTTGGTCTATGCTCTGGGCAAGAACCAGAAACGTGCGAAGGAACTCGCCTCGATTAAAGACCCAGTGAAGTTCGCTTTCGCTGTGGCCAGATTGGAAACGCAATTGAAAGTCACAAAGCGCAAAGCATCCTCGAAACCGGAAACGACGATCAGCGGCACAGGCCGCCCGTCCGGGTCCGTTGACAGCACCCTTGAGCGGCTTCGTAAAGATGCTGAGAAAAGCGGAGACTATTCCAAGGTCTACGCCTATAAACAGCGTCAGAAACGAACCGCCTAACCTGAATGGAGATAGCCAATGGCTAACGCATTTTCTAAAGAAGAACGCGTCGCGTTCGAAGACATCCTCGCCGGTTTCAACGATGCGCTTGTCGTGTCCTCGCTTGTGACCAAATACAACACCAACGGCCAGCAGATGGAGCGTTCAAGCGACACCATCTGGCGTCCTATGCCTTACATCGCGCAGTCTTATGACGGCTCCGATGCGACCTCGAACTTCGGTGACAACACCCAACTCGCGGTTCCGGCAACTATCGGCTACCAGAAGCACTCGACTGCGCTTCTGACGTCGAAAGAACTGCGCGACATGCTGCAAGAAAACCGCCTCGGTCAAGCTGCTGCTCAGAAGCTGGCGTCCGACATCAACGTGGCCGTTCTTTCGGTCGCGTCGAACCAAGGCACCGTTGTTTCGAAGCGCACCACTGCTGCCGGCGGCTACTCGGACATCGCAGAAGCAGACGCTCTGTTAAACGAGCAAGGCATTGCAATGTCGGATCGCAACTTCGCTCTCTCGAGCCGCGATTACAACGGCATGGCTGCTGACTTGGCTGCCCGCCAGACCATGAACAACATCCCGACCGAGGCCTATCGTCGTTCGTATGTTGGCGAAGTGGCTGGCTTCCAGACCTTCAAGATGGACTATGCAAACCGCCTCACTGCGGCGGCTGGCACCACCGTGACGGTCAACGGCGCGAGCCAGTATTACACCCCGGCGGCGACTTCGACCGCAGGCACTGGCGAAACGTCGAACGTGGACAACCGCTACCAGAACCTGACCATCGCGGTTGGCGGCGGCACTGTGAAGGTTGGCGATGCGTTCACCATCGCTGGCGTCAATGCGGTGCACCACATCACCAAGCAGGACACTGGCCAGCTGAAGACATTCCGCATCATCGCTATCGTTTCCGGCGCGGGTAGTTCGGGTGTTGTGACGATCAGCCCTGCAATCGTGTCCAACGGTGGCTCGACTGACGCTGAGGCTCAGTACAAGAACGTGACCGCAACGCCTGCAAACGGCGCGGCAATCACCTTCCTGAACACCGCTTCGGCTGCTGTGAACTGCTTCTGGCACCGCGATGCGATCGAACTGCTGCCTGCTTCGCTGGCTGTTCCTACCGATGCTGGTGCAGACATCATGCGCGCCACCACCGATCAGGGCGTTGAACTGGTGATGCAGAAGCAATTCGACATCAACACCCAGAAGACCAAGTATCGCTGGGATACGCTGTTCGGCGTGGCTTGCTTGCAGCCTGAAATGGCTGGCATCATGCTGTTCTCGCAGACCTGATGAAACTGGGGAGGGGCTTCGGTCCCTCCCTTCTCTGAACGGGGGACAGTGATATGCCACTCAAAAAAGGCTACAGCCGCAAAAGCATCGGCAAGAACATTTCGACGGAAGAGAAGGCTGGAAAGCCGCGCAAGCAGGCTATCGCCATCTCTTTGAACGTTGCCCGCAAAGCAGCCGAAAAGGCTGGCAAACCTTCCAAAGCACCAAAGAGGAAACGCAAATGAGCACGATGCTTTACAAGCACCCTGGGCCCCATGAAATCCACGGCGACAAGTTCGACTATGTGATCGTCGAGGACGACGCCATCGAGGCCGCCATCAAGGACGGCTGGGTCCTGACAACCGACGAGGCGAAGGCCGGCCCTGCGAAGCCGACACGCGCCCGCAAGGCAAAGGCCGAGGAATAAGCAATGGGCTGGACGAAGCGCGAAATCATCAATCAGGCCTTCGAGGAAATCGGCCTTGCGGGATATGTCTTTGACCTGCAGCCGCAGCAGCTTGAGGGAGCGCTTCGCCGGCTCGATGCCATGATGGCAACCTGGAACGGCAAGGGCATCCGCCTCGGCTATCCTCTGCCTTCTTCGCCGGGATCAAGCGACCTCGATCAGGAAACGAACGTGCCGGACGCGGCGCTTGAGGCGATGGCTCTCAACCTCGCTGTGCGGATCGCGCCCGGCTTTGGCAAGACAGTCGCTCCGGACACGAAGGCGTCGGCCAAAAACGCATACAATCAGATTGTTGCGCAGTCGGCCAAGCCCATCGAAATGCAGCTGGACAGCATGGCGATCCCTGCCGGCGCTGGCAACAAGCACTGGCGCAGCCGCAAGGACCCGTTTCTCGCACCTCCCACCGACCCGCTGCAAGCCGGGCCGGACAGCATCTTGGACTTGGAGTAAATCATGGCCACCATCAATCAGCTTTCATCAACTGACACCCTGAACGGCGGCGATCTGCTTCCGGTCTACAAGCAGAACCAAGGCGACGCGCGCAAATGCTCCATCACGACGCTGATGGACTATGTGAACGCGAACGTCACCACCGTGACCCAGAACACGCAATACGCCGCGCCTGCCGCGACGGGTTTCAGCGTGGCCGTCAACACCGGAAACGTCTGGCTGATCCTGACGCCGGTCAGCACCTACGCCGCTGGCGCGATCGTGCTGCCCACTGGCGCGTCGGACAAGGACACCGTGACCGTCAACTGCACGCAGATCGTCACCTCCCTGACGGTTTCGTCTGGCGCGACTGTCGTTGGCGCTCCGACGACGCTCGCTGCAAACGGCTTCTTCACGATGCGGTTCGACGCAGCGACAAGCACCTGGTATCGAGTGGCATAAATGCAAATCCCGATCCTCAATGGCATTTTCACCGACAGCAGCCCAAACTTCCGCACCAGCTATCCGGTGAACCTAGTCCCGGTCCCGAAATCGACCGGTATTTCCGAGGGCTATCTGCGGCCCGCTGAGGGGATCGTGAAAACCGGTGAAGGCCCAGGTGCCAATCGGGGCGGCTTGAACTGGGACGGCGTTCTCTATCGCGTGATGGGCACGAAGCTGGTCTCGGTGGCGCAGGACGGCACAGTGACGGTGATCGGCGACGTCGGATCGGGGGGGCGCGTCACGTTCAGCTACAGCTTCGACTATCTGGCGGTGACGTCGGGTGGCCGGCTCTATCTCTATGACGGAACGACGCTGACGCAGGTTACTGATCCTGATCTTGGCACGGCTCTGACGGTGATCTGGGTTGACGGCTACTTTATGACGACAGACGGAGAGTTCCTTGTAATCACGGAACTTAACAATCCGTTTGCAGTTGACCCGCTCAAATATGGTTCATCTGAGGTGGACCCTGATCCGGTGAAGTCGTTGCTCAAGCTGCGGAATGAGGTTTATGCGCTCAATCGCTATACGATCGAGGTCTTCGACAACACCGGATCGGCTGGCTTTCCATTTCAACGCATAACCGGGGCGCAAATCCAAAAGGGAACGCTCGGCACGCACACTTGCTGCGTTTTCAACGAGACGATTGCCTTCATGGGCAGCGGCCT